ACGCACCCCAACCTTGTGGACCGCATTTGATCAACTGCTCGGTGGTGGCCTGGCACGCAAGGAAATCTTGCTGTTCTCGGCTAACTCCGGCGGTGGTAAGTCGATCACTCTCGCCAACTTAGCACTAAACTTCTTGATGCAAGAGAAGTTCCCAGGAGCTGGCAAGAAGATGGATGTGTTGTACATATCTCTAGAACTGTCTGAAGAGTTGATTGCTCAGCGATTCGACACGATGTACACTGGGATTTCATCGGTTTGCTGGCAGGATAACTACCGCCGAATTGCTGATGAGGTCAAAGATATCGGCCAGCATATGGGTCGATTGACAATCAAGCACATGCCATCAGGCACGAATGCTAACGCAATCCGCGGATTCCTGAAAGAGTTTGAACTCAAAAATGGATATATCCCTGACCTGTTAGTGATCGATTACCTTGATATTATGGGAGCAAATGAGCACGTTTCAGCGGATAATGTATTCGAGAAAGACAAGCGCTCAGCTGAACAGCTTCGTGATATCTTGTTTGAATACAACATGTATGGTGCCACTGCTTCCCAACAGAACCGTTCTGCCATTGATGCTCAAGAGTTGAATCACAGCCACATCGCTGGCGGTATCAGTAAGGTCAATACTGTTGACTGGTATGTGTCAATCATCATGAATTCAACCATGAAAGCCGCTGGCGAGATTGGATTTGCATTCCTGAAGACTCGTAGCAGCGACGGTGTTGGCAAGACGATCTACCTGAAGTGGGACAACAACAGCCTGCGGATCAAGAACATGCCGAAGGATGAAGAAGTCGATGACGATGGTGTCATAAGTAACAAGATCGCCGATCTGAAGGCGAAGAGAACCCCAAAGCAGCAAAAACTGCTTGACATCTTCGACTTGCCAGAGTCGTAAATACACCAATAACAATAAAGGAGACGATATGTCACTGAAGCTCGAACCAACCACAATCATCAACGTTGATAGCTCATCATTCGAAGTATCGAAGATGAGTGCAGAAGTTCAACAAATGATCAAGTACTTCGATGATTGGCGTCAGAAGGAAGTTGATCTGACCAGCAACCTGCTGATGGTCCGCGGGGCAATCCGCGACATCCAGAACACCCTCCTGGAGACGATCACCAAGGAATTGGAGGCAGCCAAGGTGAAGGCTGTAGCCCCGGCAGAAGACGTTACCGACGTCGCCCCTGCTCCGGTCAAGCGCATCAAGCGCACAGCCAAGTAACTCTACCCACTTATAACCAGAAGGATATCACATGAAACTAACCGAAGGCAAAATCACCACGATCATCTACGAGAAGGACAGTGGTGAGAAATCGTCCCGTGTCATCATCCCCGTTCAAGTTCCAAAGGATCTGATCCGCGCAATCGACCTGTCGGACGTTGAACCGGATCAACGTGAAGCCGTCGCGAAGCTGTATGAAGAGTACGCTGAGTACAAGGCTCGATACCTGAGCAATATGTTCAACTTCGAGACGTGGGCTGATCACACATATGGTGCTGTGATGAAACCAGCGTGGCGATCCTTCAAAACTTCTGGTCTACGGTGAACGAGAGCCTCTTCGGAGGCTCTTTTCTTTTCTGGTTCCATAAATACAGCACGAAACTACACGCTGTAGAGGAACAGAATCCATGAAACTGCTGAAACAACTAAACGATAACGCCAAGACCCAAGCTCTTGCAGAAGATGCGGCAGGGGGTGCTGTAGGCGGCGGCGCTATGGGGATTGTTGCTATGCCCCTGTTCTCCTCTCTAGTGAAGAACACCAAGCCTGGCACGTCCATCAAGCCAATCCCAGGCCCGTATGCTGGCAAGAAGTCCAAGAAGAAGGGCATCTTTGGTCTGAAGGAAGCGTTCGACTCGGCAATGGGTGGTCAAGGTATGGGTGACGCTGCAGGTGGGGCAAAGCCAGCCCTTGACACCACAGAGGTGATGGCAAAGCTAAAGGGCCTTGAGCAGAAAGAAAAGGTCGACCACCGTGATACCGTCTCGTTTGGCCTTGAGGATGATAATGGCGCTACAGTCCGCGTCACTGTCAAGCGCGACCAAGCTGAAGACTTTGAAAAGGCCCTCCAATCGATGATGGCCAGCTTCGAGGAGGAAGACGAAACTGTGCCAGAGATTGCTGAAGTACTGTTCAAGCTGAAGGATCAGTTTGACATTGTCGATGTTAAGTGGCCAGAAATCGCTGAAGACGAAGAAGAAGACCAAGCTGTTGCAGGCGGTGAGCAGGCTGATCCTGGTGGCGAAGGCGACCTAGGCGATCCAAACGATCCGAATGCTGGAGGTGACATGGACCTCGGCGAACCAGAGCCAGCTGCTGGTGGGGATGCCGACGCTGCCGGCCTACTGACGCAAGTCATTGACATGATGAAGGCTGACGCTGAAGCCCGTAAGGCAGAGGCGCGTGCTCGCGAAGCAGAGGCAAAGGGCAAGGAAGCAAACGCGATCGTTGCACAAACAATGGCTCGTGTTAAGCAAGAAGAGCAGTACCTGGACATGGACAGCTACAACAAGGCTAAGAAGGAAGAGAGCAAGGAAGCCAAGCGTCTAGCACAACTGGCTAAGTGGAAGCACGATCTTGCACGCGATTCTGGCGACAGCCTTGATGACGACACTGACGGTGCTGATATGCCTTTGGTTCCAAATCGCGAGACAGCACCAGAAGAAGAGGAGCGCACGTATCGCACCCCTTCACGTGTTCCACACACCCAAGTAGCACAACCGAAGAAGGTAGCCCCCGCTAAGGGCCGCGTACACCCGTACGACATCGCCGAATTCATCATTGGTAGGGTCAAATAATGGACGCCCAGTTGTCATTTAAGAGTTACCTAAGTATGGTTGTGGAAGATGTCCAACAAGACATCGCCAAGATCACGTCCGACATTGCAATGATTGATACACAAATCAATCAACGCACACAACCGCTTCTGACGCGCAAGGCCGCTCTACAAAAGATGCTGGCCCTCAAGCAGAAGCAGGCGCAAGCGGACGCAACCAAGGATGGCGCGCCCCAGCCTGGTCAGACGCAGAACCCGATGCAGGCATCAAACCAGACGAAGACGCCTGGTGCTGCACAGACGCAAACACCAGGTAATGCACCTCAGCTACCTCAATAACAGTGTTCACACATTTAGACACGATTAGTCCTGTAGAACTGAAGACAATTGAAGGCCCCAAGGGTCGATTCTACGTCACGCCAGAAGGCAAGAAATACCCATCGATTACCACCGTTCTTGGGGCAGGTGAGAAAGTCTGGCTCCAAGAATGGCGTGCTAGCATGGGTGCTGACCGAGCGGACAAAGAAATGCGGCGTGCCGCCAAACGCGGCACGGCAGTGCATGCGATGATCGAGAAGCATCTCGATAACGATCCAAACCCCACACAGGGGCACAAGCTCGAGCACATTCCCGATTTCAACCAGCTGCGCCTTCCCCTGAAGAAGGTTAACAACATCCTAACGCAAGAGAGCGCTCTATGGAGCGACACCATGCGTGTTGCGGGACGAGTGGACTGCGTTGGGGAGTACAAGGGGAAGCTGGCAATCATTGACTTCAAGACGTCAACAAACAACAAGAATACGTCAATGATTGAGGACTACTACCTTCAAACTACGGCCTATGCCTTGATGTTTGAGGAACGTTACGGAATCCAAATCGATCACCTAGTGATTCTCATGAGCGTTGAGAAGGGATCAGTTCCTTTAGTGTTTGAGCGCCCGATTGATCCGTACATCGAGCCGCTACTTTTGCGCATAAATAGCTATCACACAAAGTATGGAGCAAAGTAATGGACAATCTCGAAACAGGTGATACCGGCAAGGTACTTGGCAACACAGCAAAGGTCGAATTCTCGTCCTTCGGTAATCGTGCTGTTGAGGGCAAGGTTGATACTGGTGCCACCACGTCGTCGCTCCATGCCACGAATATCAATGTTAATCAACAACGTGGCCAAGTCTCATTCTCGAGCGAAGCCATTGGCGACAATGTGGTCACACTAGACCTGAAGGGTGTGCAGGAAGTGCACTCTGCAGACGGTGGAGGCCAACCTCGTCCAATCGTTGAAATTGATGTTACTGTTGACGGCACACCCATCCGCGGAGCCCAATTTAACCTGAACGATCGCAGCAACATGGACTCCATGGTTCTGATCGGGCAGAACATCCTAAAGGCGGGCCACTTTACCATCGACCCTAATAAGGGCGGTGATGAAGAGGGTACAGCTCCTGATGACCAAACGGCAGCGATGCCCAACGGCGTCAAGAACGAAAGCCAAATTATGCAGGCCATTGAAGTGTTAGTCGAGAACAATGTCTCCTTGGGTGACATCCTCGTGTATCTTCAGACGGCTGCAATCAATCGCATCAAAGAGTAATAGTCGTGGAAACAAAATCACCTTTTTACATTGTAGAGAACTTCGTATCGCCTTTGAAGTGTGAGGATCTGATCGACACCATTGACTTCAATGTCCCAGATACGGACAAAGAAGGTCACGAGGTGAAGACGATCAAATACAGCGAAGGTGCAGAGAAGGTAATCTACAATCGGATTAAGATGATCATGCCCGAGCTGCAGGCATATTACCAATTTGTGTATCGTGGCACAGAACGTGTCACGTTTGAGTGGTTCCCCGAAGGCAGCAGGGGACAGCATCAGAGTGAAAACAGTGAGTTCACTCGCGGTAAGTGGCTACGCACGCGCGGACGAGATTTCTCAGCCGTACTGTTCCTATGCGACTACCAGGACAAGGTGCCTTTCGAGGCAGATTATGAAGTGTACGGCGGTAAGCTCGAATTTGCGCAACACAAATTCGGTTTTAACCCTCAGCGTGGTACGTTGGTTGTGTTTCCCAGCGATCCGCACTTCATCAACTGCACCGCTCCTATTTTAGCCGGCGATCTGTATCAGGCTCGCATTCACATTGCAGCTCAGACGCCGTACCTGTATAATCCCCAAGACTTCCCTGGGGATTATACGAAGTGGTTCAACTCGGTGTTGTGATCCGCAGTTGATCTAACAACTTAACCGTTGTAACTTCCCTATGCGATTCAGTTCGCATGGGGATCTATTCACTCGACGAAAAGGAAAGACGATGAAGAATACTCATCTATTCACCAACGTCACTGCGATTATTGTTTTGTTCGTAGTGCTATTGATCGGCGGCACAACTACCCGCGTCGATCCTGCCAGGGCTACTCCTGTGCAGACCGTTGAACAGGCAGAGCCTGTTCACAAAATGTCCGTTGAACTGGTTGAAATTTCGACACCAGTGATGGTCAAGAGCAGCATGTCTGCTAACATGAAGAAGGTGTTTATGATCGGCCGTGAGGTCGGAAACGCTGAAACCCTGCAAGCAATCCTACTGCAGGAAAGTGGCGGTGGCGCCGCTGATCCAGTTGGTACAAAGGGTGCACCAGTTGGTAAGCGTTCGTACGGTGTGATGCAGGTACAAGTCGTTGCCGCTCGTTCGATCCTGCAACGCCATCCCGAAATGGTCAAAAAGTACTTCCCTGGGCGGGTGTACGCATCGCTTGCTGACGAGGAAATCATCGCTTTGCTGTTGACCAATGACGAAGCAAACATCCGAATTGCCGCTACCCATTTCAAACTGTACATGCAGCTGTGTGGTGGCGATTGGGACCGGGCTGTCGCAGCTTGGAACGCCGGTATTGGTGGTGTTGAAAACATCCCAGATCCTGCGGAATATGACTACGTCATCAGCGTCAAATCAAAGCTGGACAACGTAGTTCGATCGTTTAACCGTAAGAACAACCTCACGTTGACTTAACAGACGTGAAAAACGTAACATAAAACACTGAGACGAATACACCTATAAGGAGAAAAACATGGCAAAGTTCGCAAAGAAGGAAAAGGAAAGCAAGGGCAACGTGTTGGCTGATCCGGAAGTTCGGAAGAAGTTCAAATCAGCACTTGCCACGATTACCCACTACTTCCAACAAGCTGATGATGCAAAGGAAGGTGCGAAAGAGTCTGTTGCTGACATCGCCGTTGAGTACGGTGTCGACAAGAAGCTCGTCCGTAAGTTAGCTACAGTTATGTACAAGCATAACTACGGCGATCTCCAGGAAGAAAATCACCACTTTGAGATCCTGTACGAGACAGTGATCGAAGGTAAACTGCGTGACGCGGACCAGATCGGAGGCGATCCTCTGGATGCGCCGGTCGACGACGAAGCTGGTGACGAATAAACAAAGCGGCCTTGTGCCGCTTTCCTTCTTGGAGACTCAATGAGTTACATTTCCGCAATAACGAAAGAGAACAAGGTCTACGTTTGGGAGCGAAACGAAGACGACGAACGCGTTCTCAAACAGTACAATGCACCGTACTACTACTATTACGATGATGAAGATGGTGATTACACTACCATCTTTGGCACGAAGGTAGCGAAGGCCGAATTCGAAACGGGTGCACAGTTTCACGCAGCAAAGAAGAAGCATGCTGCTGAGCGCGTGCAGACGTGGGAGAGTGATATTTCTCCTGAGTTGCGCCTACTGTCCAATGAATACTACGGTAAGCCCGCGCCAAAGCTACACATCACCCTCCTCGATATCGAAGTTGATTACGATCCAGAACTCGGCGTTCGTGTGATTGACATGGTTGCAACGAATCCGTACGCACCTATCAATTCCGTTGCGTTAATCCACTGCTGGAAGAAAGAGATTGTCGTTATGTGCGTTCCTCCCGAGGGACAAGACTGGAACGATGATAGTCTTCGCATTGCCGTAGAACAGGCTGCTCCAGAAGCTCCGATTGATCCAGACTTGCGCGTTCGTTACATCGTCTGTGACACAGAGCGTGAGTTGCTGCTGAACTTGATCCTTGAGATTGAAGATAGCGACGTGCTTGGCGGCTGGAACAGCGACTTCTTCGACATGCCGTACATTGCACAACGGATCGCAAGAGTGCTGGACGGTGAACAAATCTCTCTGGAGACTGCAGAGACGATCGATGAGCGCACGGGCAAGCTCCGTCTGTCGTACACGGAGAACCCGAATCCGTCGATCTCTAAAGCCAACAAGTTCAAGTGGCTAAAGAAGCTCGACTTCCCAACATATGGCGCGCCAACGTTCCGTGCTGTTGAGAATAAGAACACCGGCAAACTGATGGGCAACACGATCGATCTGGTTGGTCGCATTCGCACTGACTACATGAATCTAGTCAAGAAGTACGAGCCAGGTGAGAAAGAATCATACAAGCTGGCTACTGTTTCAGCAGACATTCTTGTTGACGACAAGACTGGCGCTCCACTGCTGCCCAAGCTAGAGTATCAGGGCAACCTTGCTGATTTGTACCGCAACAACTTCCCGTTCTTCGTTCGATACAACATCCGAGATACGGAGATTCTGTACGGCTTTGAACGCAAGCTCGGATACATCGAAATTGCGAACCAAAACTACCACCTGTCCACCGGTCTATTCACGCACGTTCTCGGCACGCTGAAGCTTGCTGAACTCGCGCTTGTTAACTACTGTCACCACTCTCTTCGTCGCGTTGTCAAGAACGTCACAGAGCCTGAGGTTGATCGAGCAATTGACGGTGCACTGGTTCTGCTACCTCAGGTTGGATTGCATGAGTTCATTGGCTCAATCGACATCAACTCCCTGTACCCATCTGCGATTCGGTCGTTGAACATTTCTCCGGAAACCCTGCGTGGTCAATTCACACGATTCGTTAAGGATGCTGATGAGATTGCCAAGGGCAGCCACGCACGACTAACGTTCCGTGTTGAAGCAACAGGACAGGAAGTGACAAAGACTGCTGCTGAGTGGCGTGAGTACTTCATCGAACGTAAGTGGGCTGTGTCCGGCTACGGCACGGTGTTTGATCAGACGAAGCAAGGTTTCATTCCGGCGCTTCTTGCTGA